GTGGGTGTCGGCACAGACCATCAACGTCAGCAAGATGACGGACGACCGCAAGGAAGTGCTGTTCTCGCAGATCGACCGCGCGCTGAACGGTGAGACCGAGCCACCTGAAGATGACGAGGATGACGAGAAGCGCAAGCCGAAGGCTGACGAGGATGACGAGCCAGAAGAAGGCACACGCAAGAAGCGCAAGCCGAAGGCTGACTTCGCACCATCTCCTGACAAGATCAAGTACCCATCGTCCTTCGAGTTCAAGGGCCGAGTGATCTTCATCTCGAACCTGAAGAAGGAGGAGTTCGACTCCGCCATCCTGTCACGCTCGGCGAAGATCAACATGGACCTGTCACCAGCGCAGATCCTGGACCGCATGCGCAAGATCCTCCCAAGCCTGGGCGGTGAGGACGTGCCAATCGACCAGAAGGAAGAGCTGCTCGACCACCTGCTCAAGATGCACCGTGGCGGGCAGATCACGCAAGTCACGATGCGTGAGTTCACCAAGGGCCTTGACATCGTCCGCAGCGGGGCGCCGAACTGGAGAGATTTGGTCCAGTACGCGTGATGATCCCGAAATGCCATAGACGCTAAATATCTCAGGTGTTACATTACCTGAGGAGAGCGAGATATGGCAACGGTCAGAGCATCACGGCGCAAGCATCACATCATCTACAAGACGACCTGCTTGGTAACTGGCAGATATTACGTGGGGATGCACAGCACTGACGATCTGAACGACAAGTACCTTGGGAGCGGTCTCCGCCTTCAGCGGTCAATCAAGAAGTATGGTGCAGATCAACACACGAGAGAGATCCTTGAGGATCTTGCTACAAGAGAAGCGGCCTCTGAGCGTGAGAAAGAACTGATCACCGAGGAAATGCGCGCTGATCCTGAATGTCTGAACTGCGGAGCTGGAGGTCTTGGCGCCGTCGATCGCCCTCCAACCAAAGAAGAGACCCGTCAGAAACTCTCCGCCGCTTCCAAAGCCGTAGTTCGCACACCCGAATGGTGTGCAAAGATTGCAGCCTCGCACCTTGGTAAGATCCCAGATCCTGAAATCGGTAAGCGGCATTCTGAGAAGATGAAGGGTCGTACCTCCACTCCTGAACAGATCGCCGCTCGTACAGCAGGTCAACTCTCCTCTGAGAAATTCAAGCAACGGTATCGCACCCTCATCGTGGATGGCATCACTTATCAGAACGGTCGCGAAGCGACCACCGCGCTCGGTATTCCTAGTTCCACGCTTTTCTATCGACTGAACTCTCCAAACTGGAGCACGTACTCGTACGCCTAAATAGTGTCATGATCTTCATGAGACAATAATGGCTGACATCTCGCAACTTGCCAAGATCGGCGGCGTAGACGCCCAACGAACAGCCACCGAGCTGTTCGGTATGGCCGTTGACAACTTCTCGACTGGCACCATCAACCCGGCCCTGCGTGCCGCGTTCGGTCAGGCTGAAGAGCCGCCAGTCAATCGGAACGACGGCTCATGGTACAGCACCTCGTATGCCGCGTCGCTCGCGAACTCGCAGTTCCGGCCGAAGTTCAAGTTCATGTTCCGCGTGGAGTTCCTGTTCAAGCCAACCGTGCTCGAGCAGTTCGCCGCAACGACCGCGGCCTGGAAGAACAACTTCGTGTTCTCGATCCGCTCAGTTGATCGCCCAAAGATCGACTTCGAGTACGAGGACGTGAACCAGTACAACTTCCGCACGAAGGTGTTGAAGAGCATCAAGCACCAGGACCTGACCATGACGTTCACCGACGACGTCGGGAACAACGTGCACGAGTTCTTCCGCTTCATGATGATGGTGCACCAGCCAATCACACGCCGCTCGGTTGGCGCGTCACAGAACATCTCCGACGCGTTCGCCACGTACGCGAACGGGAACGGCATGCTGTTCTCCGACAACCTCGGGAACGTGAACGACTACGCGCACCGTGGCGTGCTGAACTCCGACGTCGGGAACGCGATCCAAGCGATCAAGGTCACGCAGATGTACGTCACCCTGGGTCGAGGCCAGTCGGACCTGGACAACGGTGCCAAGGAAGTCTCGTTCTTCTTCATCAACCCGCGCATCGTGTCGCTGGACCTGGATGACGTGAATCACGAGCTCTCGGATCCGAACCTGTTCACCATGAAGTTCGACTACGACTACATGGTGATGAGCGACCAGCAGATCATGAAGAAGCCAGCTCCAGAGAAGAGCTTGCCTCCAGTCGGCTCCGCCCCAAGCGAGCCAACGCCAACTGGTCGCGGCGCTGGTGGCACGAACACCTCACCAGCCGGGAACAACAACCCGTACACGCAGATCCTCGCGGGAGTCGCTGGCCGCGCCGTGCAACGCATCACGTCAGAGACGATTGGCCGCAAGATCCGTCAGATCCCCGGTGCGGGCTCGGTGGCCGACACACTGGGCGGCTTGGTGGCTGGTGTCACCGCTGGCAGCATCAACGGCCTTGGCACCTCAGTGAACCAGTCATTCGCACGACCAGGCCGCGACGTCGTGACTGACGGTTCGACTGCCGGTCGCGACACCGCAAAGTACACGACCTCAACTGGTGGCTTCGGCCCTGATCAACCTGGTGTTGGCACTCCACAGGCAGGTGCGTGATGGCTGGTCAACGTACCACGATGAAGGGTCGGTTCATCCCGAAGAACCCTGGCAAGTACCTCGGTGATCCATCGAAGATCATCTTCCGGTCGTCCTGGGAAGTCCGCCTGTTCAAGTGGCTTGACACCACGCCAGCCGTGAAGCAGTGGGCGTCTGAAGAGTTCAGCGTGCCGTACCTCTCGCCGATCGACAGCAAGGTTCACCAGTACTATCCTGATGCGCTCGTCGTGTACCAGGACAAGTTCGGGAACATGAAGAAAGAGATCATCGAGGTCAAGCCGTACAAAGAGACGGTGCTAAGTAATCGATCGACTGATCGTGACAAGCTCGCGTTCATGATCAATCAAGCAAAGTGGAAAGCCGCGGCGATCTTCGCAGCCTCCCAAGGCATGACGTTCCGTGTGATCACGGAGAAGTCGATGTTCGCGAACGGCAACACAAGGAAGTGACATGTCACAAGTGAAACTCAAGGACCCGCTCGACGGCCTGTTCGACGTTGATCCCGACGAACGCGAGCTGGTCGAGTACGAGGACGTCCCGCAAACCGAGCTCGCCGCTCTCGCCCCTCCAGGTGCAGCCGCTCCTGAGAAGGATGAGGATGACATCGAGACCGAGCGTAAGATCGACGAGGTGTACGACCACGCCGTGACCACGTTCCAGAATCAGATCGCGTACACCGAGATCATCGAACCGCGGTACGCCGCTCGGAACGCGGAAGTCGCGGCCTCGTACCTGAACATCGCCCTGTCGGCCGCGACGGCCAAAGCCAAGCTGAAGACCGATCGTCGTCGCGTAAACTCGTTCATCCCAGGCATGGGCGGCAAGGTCACGAACAACACGATCGTCGCGACGCGTGAGGAAATTATGAGGATGATCTCGGTTGACGCCGAGGCCAAGCCTATCTGACCGGCACCTAAATACACGAACACCGGAGCGATCCAATGAAAGTAGCCGAACTCCTCTTGACTGAAATGGCAAAGCGCTCGAGCGCGGATGCGTTCATCAAGGCGGCCAAGGACCTGCTCGGCGCCGAGAAGCTGAAGAGCGTGAAGTGGGCGGACATCGATAAGGTCGCCAAGACGGCCGACATCCTGATTCCGCCAGCCATCCGCGCCATGAAGAGCGGCCGTGGTACTTGGGACCTCTCACGGCACACCGCCCCAGAGACCAAGAAAGAAGAACCAAAGCCAAGCGCTGACGCAGTCAAGGCGACCGCTTCACGAATGGCGGCTGACGCGGCAAAGGACTCGAAGCCGAAAGAGCGTGACGCGTCCCGTGTGAACCACTACACCTCGTACACCGAGTGGCCTGAGTTCGTTCGTGCTCTGAAGAAGGAGCACGGGGACGACATCGACATCGAGCGCGAGGCGTTCGGCAAGCACACCACCGGCCGACACGGCTTCGCGATGGGCAAGTTCCACGTGATCGACAAGAAAACCGACGAGGTGATCGGTCAGTGGGAAGCACAAGGCGGCGCAATGGTTCCAGGTCGTGGTGCTGTCGGGTACGGCGTCGGGAACGTCGCACACACCAAGAAAAAGCAGGCCTCGCTTGATGCACGGCCGTTTTACGCCATGTGGATCAAGCCAGAGCACGGGGCCGGGTACATCGCTACCGGCACCTCAAACTCAGGTGGGCCGTGGCGTGACAAGGACACCGCTCAGATGCACGTCGCTGACAAGCGAAACGACCTCGAGTACGACGACGAGTTCGATGGCGGCTCGATCACAATCAAGCAGGTCAAGAAGACCGCTGGCGGAAAGTGGGAACTCGCATGAAGCTCGACCAACTCAAGATTCCAACCCTGAAGCCGCGTGACAGCGGTCACCGCGTGCTCGCTGCCAAGGTGAATGCCGCTGGCCCGCACCGCGACAAGAAAGCCGAGCTCAAGCGCGGCACCGAGAAGCACAAAGGACGCTCAGTGTACGAGGCCTCGATCGAAGAGGCTGAAGGCAAGGTACCGCACAAGATGGCTGGTCGTGCTGACGCAATCCAGAAGCGGCTGAAGACCGCGCGCCTCGCCAAGCAGCGTGAGCTCGAGTCGTCGTATGAAGATGACGATGAGAAGCCAGTCGCCAAGCAGAAGGTCGATGAGAAGTCGCTTGGGTCAAAGGTCGGCTTCGACAGCTACGAGGAGTGGATGCTCTCGGTTCCGACTAAGCACACGGTGCGGAAGGTCGGGAATGTCGAGCGTGTGCAGGCAGCCGGCAAGGACTTCGAAGGCGTCTGCGCCGAGTGGGACGATGACAAGATGTCTGGGTGGATCTACACGTACTACCTCGACAAGAAGAACCTGCTCGAAAAGTTCCACCTGTCCGACGCTCCAGAAGCGAAGGGCAAGTTCAAAGAGCTCAGCGCCGACGCCCTCGCTGACTGGCTGATCAAGACCCGCAGTGGTGATGGCAAGCGGATTTACGGCTCGCTGAGTCAGCAGATCGTCTTCAACAAAGACAACCCGGCGTACAAGAAGAAGATGGAGGCGACAATCGCCGCCGTCAAGCGCAAGCTGAAGGACAAGCAATGATCACGTTCAAGGAATTCCTCTCTGAGGATGCCAAGACTCCGCCAACGACCGTTGAGTACAAGGGCGTTGACCAGAAGGTTCGCACCTTCAAGGCCAGCCCGATCGAGAACTGGGTGTGGGCTGACATGCTGAAGGCCGCCGAAGAGGCGAAGGTCGGCGTCAAGGGCATGGACCGCATGAAAGCGGAACGCCTGATCTCGGGTGCTGGCATGCAGTACATGATCAAGAAGTTCAACGACGGCACGGGTCGCACCGGCCCGAAGTTCGATCGGCACTTCGTGACAAAGGCCTGGATCATGTCACACAAGGTCGGCAAGCTGAATGAAGCCAAAACGGCAGTGATTACTGCTGGGCGAGAGGTCATCATTGGTGATGGAGACTATCGACAATACGCCACGGTTGCCAAGATCGAAGGTGACATGGTTTACCTTCAAATGGCTGGTCGCAAGCGCCTGATGAAGGTCGGCGTGGATGAGCTGAGTGTCGAGTTGGGGCGTAAGATTGTTCCCGCAACGGTGTCTGTGTCTGAAGCAAAGAGCCCCGACCCTGAGATGGTTGAGCCGCACAAGTACAGCGTGAAGCTGACCTTCAAGGGCAAGGACAAGCGGTGGCCAGCCCTCAAGGGCGACATCTACGAAAAGGACGTCGTGATCGGCACCTTCTCCCGTGGCGCCGTCAGCGGTGGCAGCATCCCTCCAATCGTGTCGAAGTTCGGCAGCTCGGCCGCCAAGGCCCGTTTCGAGGACTTCGCTGACAGCTTGTCGATCGCTGAGACGATCGAGGCCCTGCTCCCGCACAAGATGAATGAGAGCGTCGAGGACGACCAAGCCGAGTTGGCTGGCGAGTTCGACAAGCTCATGGCGCAGGCCAAGGGCAAGCTGTCGGACAAGAAGATTGCTGGCTTCAAGAAAGAGTTCGACTCGTACTGCGAGGCCTTCCAAGAGGCGTGCAACGACGAAGATGATGAAGACGGCGATGGCGCCGACAACGCGATCGAAGGCATGGAAGATCTCGTCGAGGAGTTCCGTGACGCCATCAAGGAAACGGGCAAGTGAAGCTGATCGATCTTCGCACCGTCAAACAGGTTCAGATGGGCTCAGTGGCAGCTGACAAGCAACCACGCCTGAACCTCGGCGTTGTGGGGATCTCGATCGGCCAAAAGCAGTCCAAGGGCGACACCTCTCGTCCCGCTGTTCGAATGAAGAAAGACTGACATGCACGACGACAAAGACGGTATGGCGAACATCGTGCGGAACCTGCAGATGGCGCAGCGGGTCGCGCAGATGTGGCACTGGAAGGTGAAGACCCTGTCACTGCACCTGGCTCTCGGCGAGCTGTACGACTTGCTGGGTGAGATGGCAGACGAGCTGTTCGAGATGTACATGGGCGCGTACGGAACTGACGCGCACGTCCCACTGAGCGACCCGAACCACTTCAGCGAGCAGGACCCAGTCGAGTTCATCCGTCAGCTGCACTCGGCGCTCAAGGAGCTCGAGCACTCGTTCCCACAGGACGGGTTCCTGGTGAACAAGTACCAGGAGCTGCAAGGCGCGGTCGCTCGCATCAAGTACAAAGCGGAGAACCTGAAGTAGTGTCACCTTTTTGCCAGACCTGCTAAATAGGCTCGTCTAACCAACGAGCATTTCATGACCGTCATTCGCGCGCAACGACGCAAGCACCACATCATCTACAAAACGACCTGTCTAGTGACAGGTCGGTACTACATCGGCATGCACAGTACCGATGACCTTGACGACGGGTACCTTGGGAGCGGGGTTAGGCTGAATCGATCTGTAAAGAAGCACGGAAAAGATCAACACGGCAGAGAAGTTCTTGATCAACTTTCTACTAGACAAGCAGCATCTGAAAGAGAGAAGGAGCTTATCACCGAAGAGATGCGAGCTGATCCTGAATGTTTGAACTGCGGGGTTGGCGGTTTGGGTGCGGCACCAAGAACGCTGGACTCAGCAGAAACAAAACTAAAGCGTAGTCAAGCATCTAAGAAGGTGCACGCATCACTAACTGATGAGCAACGAGCTAGCCGTGCTAAGGCCATCAGCGAAGCAAACAAGATTGCACTAAACAAGGCTGACACAAAAGCCGCCCAGTCTGCCGCGGCAAAGAAGCGTTGGGAAGACCCTAAATACAGGGGAAGACTTACAGGCCTCAACAGACCGATGTCCGAAGAAGCCCGTCTCAAGATGTCAGCCGCAAAGACAGGAAAGAAGCTCGTGCGAACACCAGAACACAATGCCAAAATTGCCGCAGCACATAAAGCGCGATGGGCAGCAAAGGAATCGCAATGAGCAACAGCCCAGCCGCCTCGAAGTTCGCCAAGCCAGAGATCGAGTTCAAGAAGCTCGACGACCTGCCAGGCAAAGGCTTCGGCAAGCCGCACACCGCTGCGGCCGTGATGGCCGCCATGAAAGTGCTGCACAAGATGCTGCACGCTCAGGCCGCGGCTTACGGTGGTGAGGACAGCAAGCTGCTCGCCGCCGGGATCGCTGAAGGCCTGTCGTTCAAGTCGTTCCTGAAGCTGTGCGAAGGCAAGGACCTCTCAGCTGGTGAACAAGAGCGTCGCAAGGAGCTGCACAAGAAGTGGCGCGAGCTGATCAACATGTCGCCAGCCTCGATCGAGGCGTTCAAGAAGAGCCAGACCGAGAAGGGTCGCAAGGACCCGAAGAAGTACCCAGGCCTGAAGCCCAAGCAAGCGGCGTCGATCGGCATCAGCTCTGGCGTCCAAAGCGCCGAGTGGATCGTCAAGATGAAGCAGACCCCAGTCGGCGAGTGGACGCCAGAGATGTGGAAGTGGGCTGGCAAGCAAGTGAGCTTCGTCTCACGAATGCTCGGCAACTCAGGCCCGCTTCGGGATGAGAACGGCGAGCCAACCCGCAAGTTACTGTCACTCAAAATCTGGGGTCACAATCCACGCTGACCGGGCAGTGTTAATAGTGGATGACGACCATCTGCTTCATCCACGGGTTGAACTCCAGTCACCACTCTTTCGCGTACCTTGCGAACGAGCTTGGAGTTCCCCTCAAGGCAATCAACTATGATTCGTACCAACCGCTCGCTAAGTCAGTCGAGCAGGTAGCGCGACAGCTGCCGAAGAACGAACCAATCATCCTGGTAGGGCACTCCCTTGGTGGTGTGATCGCCATGTTGGTCGCTCACGCTGGCACTCACGACGTCAAGCGCGTCGTGACCATCAGCTCTCCACTGGGCGGCTCCAAAGCCGCGGTGTACGCCCGCTGGGTCGTCTCCGGCCTTCAGGTGCTGGGTGACATCACACCGCACTCAGTGTTCATGAAGCTGATCGAGGCTGAGGCCGCACCATGCCCAGTGCTCTCAATCATCAGCACTGGCGGCAGCTTGCCGACCTCCAACGAACCGAACGACTCAGTCGTCACGGTGGCCTCTCAGAAAGCGCTCAAGTACGCGAAGAAAGTTGAGATCAAGGCCAATCACTTCGAAGTTCTGATGATGGACAAGACTGTCGAGGCCCTCCGCAAGTTCATCGAGTAGGAAGCCAATGGCTAAGAATCCAGGACTCAAGCGCGCGTACGAAAGCGCGGAGTACACCGTGCAGTCCGTCAAGGAACTGCAGAAGTGCAAGGCGGATCCGATTTACTTCATGGAGAAGTACGTCCGCATCCAGCACCCGACCAAGGGCTCGGTGGCGTTCAAGCTGTACGACTACCAGCGTGAGATGGTCGCCTGCATCCACGAGAACAAGGACTCGATCCTGCTGTGCTCGCGGCAGATGGGCAAGACGACGGTCGCCGCCATGTACATCCTGTGGCTCGCTACGTTCTTCAGCGAGAAGCGGTGCATCATCGCCTCGAAGGCCATGAACCACGCGGTCGAAATCCAGTCGCGTATCAAGTTCGCGTACGAAGAGCTGCCAAACTGGCTCAAGGCCGGCTGCAAGTTCTACAACCGCACGTCCATCGAGTTCGACAACGCGTCGGTCATCATCTGTGAAGCCACGTCCGAGAAGACTGGTCGAGGCGGTTCGCCATCGATCCTGTTCCTTGACGAAATCGCGTTCATCTCAAAGCGCATCCAAGACGAGATGTGGGCGTCCATCACACCATCGCTCTCGACGGGCGGTAAGCTGGTCATCACCAGCACGCCAAACGGTGACGCTGACTTGTTCGCGTCATTGTGGCGTGGGGCGAACGCGAAGCAGAACTCGTTCACACCGCTCCAAGTCCTGTGGTGGATGCACCCAGACCGCGACAAGAAGTACTACGAGGAGATGCGTGGCAAGCTCGGCGAGATCAAGACACGGCAGGAGTTGGACTGCGAGTTCCTGTCCAGCGACGCCTTGCTGATCAACTCGATCCGCCTGAACCAGCTCCGCTGGACCGCGCCACTGTGGGAGTCGCTCGGGTTCAAGTTCTGGGTTCCAGAAGAAGAGCTTGGCGGGCGGAACAAGATTTACATGGTGTCGATGGACCCGGCAACCGGGGCTGGCGCCGACTACTCCGCCATCCAGGTGTTCGACTTCCCAGGCCTGAACCAGATCGCCGAGTACCGCACGAACGACGTGAACATCCCGGTGCTGTACAGCAAGCTCCGCTGGCTGCTCAAGCGCCTGACGCAAATTCAGGGGAACGGTCGGGCCGAGGTGTTGTGGACGTTCGAACGGAACGGCATTGGCGAAGCCATGGCCGCGCTGTACTACAACGACGAGAACCAGATCGAGGAAGCCGAGCTGGTCAGCGACAACCCAACCAAGTACGGGGTGTTCACCACGGGCCGTCAGAAGGTTCTCGCGGCGTTGCAGCTCAAGACGCTGGTCGAGAAGATCGCGAACGGGATCAACATCCACTCCAAGGACCTGATCTACGAGCTGAAGCACTTCGTCTCCAAGGGCGGCTCGTACGCGGCGAAAGCTGGCGCGACCGACGACTGCGTGATGGCGACACTCGGCATCATGCGCCTGCTCAAGCGACTCTCTGAGTACAACGAAGAGGCGTTCAACCAGGTGAACGAGTACGTCGACCCTGAGAACGACGAGCGCTCGATGGACGAGAACACGACCGACCCGATGCCCTTCAGCATCATGTGATCCCCTCACTCGGGTTGACTAACCTGCGATCGCCGTAAAATGGTACGATGACTGTACCTATGCAACACAGACACCACAAAATCCCTAAACACGCCGGTGGCAAGAAGCCAAAGTCGCTGGAAACACGAGCCAAGATGTCCGTCGCTCGCCGCCTGTACTGGGCGAAGAAAAGAGAGACATGATGTCGATTGTTGTTCACTGGATCGAAAGCCGAGCGCCTGGCAGCGGGTCATGGAAGCCTGACGCCGAGTTTTTCGAGGACGCCGAGTTCATGCTCGCCATGAAGCGGATGGAAGAGCTGCGCAAGGAAGGCATGACGCACGTGAGCATGAGCACCGAGCTCGCTGACTCCGTCGGCAAGCCTGGTGTCGACTCCGTGAAGGACGGCAAGACGCCAGACGGCGTCGAGTACGACTGGAAGAAGCGGCGGATCTGAGAGATGTAACGGCCACCCGGGTCGTTACATGGTGTGGCGTACAATACACCCACAGCAACACACGAAGGTCACCATGTTCCACGTCCTCTTCAACGGAAACCTGATCGTCGGCGTCACGACCGAGTCGCCCTTCACCGGCACGCCGAAGCTCAAGGACCTCTTCGACCCCAAGACCGGCGCGAAGATCGTGTACGACCGAGTTGAAGATCGCTGGGACTGGAAGACCATGGACCGCGTCCGTGAGCTCGCCGCCAAGCTGACCGCGATCACCGGCAAGACGTACCTCCCCGCTGACGCTGGTTCCGCCGTGTCGCCGCGGTACGACGTGTTCCAACCGCCGGCGATCGGCGATGACGTCTCGTACGGCTTCAACGGCGACTACTACCCCTGCGGCAAGATCGTTCGCATCACCAAGGGCTGGCGCATCACGACTTCCGAAGGCAAGGTGTTCAACCGCCGCAAGGAATCCGCCGGCTGGCGCATGGTCGGTGGCACCTGGTCACTCGTGCAAGGCACGCACTACGAACAAAACCCGAGCTTCTGATCATGCACACGTACTACGTCAGCTACCTGGTCGGCAGCCAGGAAATTGCGAACCAGTCCAGCGAAGCCGCCCCGTACGTGGCGAGCACCGGTGACCTGTGCCGCTTTCAAGGTGTCGGCCAGTCGTTCAAGGTCGTTGGTCGAGTGCAGACCATCACCCCGCACATGACCACCATCGAAGTCCTCCTCGAAAGGTTCTACTCATGATCATTCTCGCGATCTACCTGCTCGTGCTCGGCTCCTTCCTGTTCGCGCACCACTGCGCGAGCGTTCGTTCTGGCACGCATCTCGATCCGTACCGCGACGTCGGCCAAGGTGGCATCACCAAGGAAGGCGTCGACCAGCAGTTGGCCCTGCTCAAGGACTGCCGTTGAGCAAGCTGCGCGTCAGCCGTCGCCTCCATATCGAGCTCGCGTACGACGCGGCCGACTGGAAGATCGTGGCGGCCTTCCCGAGTGCGCGAGCGTTGGCGAACATGCTGAACCAGACAGTCACGCTGTGCGTGAACGAGCGACAGTTCACCAGCGCTGGAACCTACTCGGTCGTCTCGCGCGCGATCGAGAAGTACTGCCCAAGCGCGGAAACCTGTGACTTCCTGAACAAGGTGCTCAATGACATCTACAACTTCGACAACTGAGCTCCAGAAGCTCAAGGCCGAGAAGGCGCCGGTCAAGGACTGGGCGGCCATCATCGCGAATGCGTTCAAGCAAGCGGCCGAAGCGGCGGCTGGCAAGATCGAAGAAGACGAGCTGATGGGCCTCAACACCTGGTACCCGTGCGGTTTCGCCTGGGTGAACATCAAGCCGGCTCGCGGCCCGCTCGTCGCGTACCTGAAGTCGATTGGCGAGGGATACACCGACGAGTACTACGGCGGGTACACCGTGTACAACCCGTCCAAGAACCACACGCAGTGGATGGACGCCAAGAAAGCCGGTGCGCGCGCCTTCGCTGACGAGCTCAAGATCGCCGGCATCCAGTGCACCGTCGGAACCCGGATGGACTGACATGAACCGCCCATTCGACGACTTCTACTGCCCGTGGTCCGTCCGCGTGGTCGGCCCGTCGGGAACCGAGTGGTACCTCGACGCGCTCGGCGAGCGGAACGTGTACGACAAGCGCCGCCGCTTCACATCGCGTGATGGAGCCGAAGCGTTCATGCAGCACTCGTGGGCGATCCTGACCCGCACCACGACGACCGAGACCGTCGAGTCGCACTACCGCGCCGAGGGTTTCCTGATCGACGTGGTGAACATGGAGGGCGAATGAGCAAGCTGAAGCCCAAGGTCCCTCTCACGAGCCGAACCCTCGCTGGGCTCGTCGAGGAGATTCGTGCGCGTGTCTCTCGCTCGCGTCCGAAGGTCCACATGATCGACGGCAAGCCACATCGCATGCGACGTGGTGTGCTCGTTGAAATCCCCGCCGAGTGGTTCGGCAAAGTCACGCACAAGCAGACGATCCGCAAGCGTCCGTCCAAGGACCCGAGATGAACCTGCTGACCTTCATCACCGACCTGGGCCTTGGCCTGGTCACCCTGGCTTTCATGGAAGCCTGGATTTTCGTAACCAAATGGGGACAAGAATGAACCGCAAGAACCTGATGCTGATCCTGGCCTTCGCCATCATGATGTGGGGCGCCAGCTCCGTGTTCGCGCACGGCAGCTCGCACCCGAAGGGTGAGACCACGCCAGGTGGCTCGTTCGTGCCGTACGAGCAGGCCGTACGTGTGATGCACTTCTCGAATGACGGCATCTGGCAGAATCAGGCGGGTGACATCATGGTCTGCCCGCTTGGGCTGAAGGCCGAGGATCGTGACAAGAAGCTGTGCTTCGACGAGAAGGACAAGCTCAAGACTGATCGCTGGATGTTCCTGAACGACATCAAGATGCCAGGGTTCGAGATCAGCGGCGTCGACTTCCGCCTCGCGGGTCAGTACGGCTCGCAGCACCTGTACGTGTACTGGCGCAAGATCCCCGCGCCCCAGCCGACCCCAGTTCCGGTCGCCGCCCCGGCCTCAGCGCCCGCCGCTCCAGCCACGATCGTGATCAACGCCTCCCGAGTTGTTGTCGTCCCGAAGAAGTAACCTATGATAGAATGGCAGCATGACGACTTACGCCTTTGACATGTACTTCGCCGAGTTCAAGCACTCGGCGACCTGGGCCCGCATGATGGCCACGGTGGAGAACTCCCCGTGGCACCGCGAGGCGAACGTGGGTGTGCACACCGAGATGTCGATGCACCAGTACAAGTCGCGGTTCTCCGCGTTCCGTACCGACATCCAGAACATGATCGCGTTGATGGCCTTGCTGTACCACGACACCGGGAAGCCGGCGGCCGAGGAGGTCAAGGAAAAGAAGGACGGGTCGGGTGACGTGTATCGCTCGTACGCTGGCCATGAGCAGGACTCCGCAGTCGAGTTCATGGAGCACTACGTGCGCTCGCCTCAGTTGCGCAAGCTGTTGACGTTGCAGCAAGCCCGCGTCGTTCGCTGGATCATCGAGCACCACTTGCCGTACGGCTTGAAGGACGTGACGAAGCGCCGCGCTTTGCGCACCGCGATGGTGAACACGATGGGCGAGGCCGAGGAAACGTTCTACGACTGCTTGCGCTCCGACGCCGCTGGCCGGATCAGTGACGACCACGAGCAGAAGTTGGCGAACGTCGAGGCTTGGATCACCGAGTTCAAGACGGTCGAGGTGCTGACACCGAAGGTCACGTCTGAGCAGGCGATGTTCATGTTGATCGGGCCGTCTGGCTCGGGCAAGACGACGTGGGTCGATGGCCGGAAGGATGTCTCCAAGGACGTGATCGTGTCGTACGACGCGATGAAGCTGGCGTTTTACGCGACCAAGAACCCGGACGCGAAGTTCGAGAGCGAGGTCGCGCGGTACGAAACGGCGTGGGCGTTCGCGAACGAGAACGAGAAGGACTTCAAGGTTTTCTTCGCGGCCAGCTTGACGAACGCGGTGGGGTACGTGCTGTCGACCAAGGGGAACCTGTTCATCGACACCGTGAACGCGTCGAAGAAGAAGCGTGCGATGTTCATCGAGCTGGCCCGCAAGCACGGCATGAAGGTCGTGGCGGTCGAGTTCTGGAACACGTTGGAGACCTTGCACGGTCGGCAAGCGACGCGCGGCGACAAGGCCGTGCCGTACACGTCGATCAAGCAACAGCAGTACGCCACAACGTGCGCGTGGTTGGGGTACGAGTGTGAAGACGTGATGATGGTGGTGGGTGCCAAATGAACAACTGGGTCAAGGCCGTTTTCTACGTCTGTTGCTTGTGCGTAGGCGCGGCGATCGAGGTCTTCGTGCTCGCTCACCTTAGCGCGAAACAGATCGTATACCTCCTTCTGGTAGCCGCGTTCGGTGCCGCGGTGTACGGCATCAAGGTCGCCCTGGACGCCCGCGATCGACAGGAAGTTCAGAGGAAGAAGATCTGCTGAGCACCTACCGCGACACCACGGTGACGACAGGGACCTTCGGGTCCCTTCGGTGTTTGGCGCTACAGCCTTGCACCCGGCCACCCCGGTCCTGATCCTCGTTACAACTTCCGTCAGGTTCGTTACACGTTACAATCTCCTCCTGCGTTACAACTTCCCTGTTGAGCGCTTGACCCGGTCAATCGAAGTCGCTAAATACGACTGCCCACCATTCAGGTGGCACATTCGATTTGACCACTTTGGAGATTTTCACATGACACAAAAGCGTTCCCTGGCCGACCTGGCCGCAGCATTCACCGCCAAGACCGGTGGTTCCGACAACGCAAGTTGGAAGCTGTTCTTCAACTTCTGGAAAGCACCCGTTGACTCCGTGTCGACCGTTCGCTTCCTGCCCGACCAAGACGAAGAGAACCCAATGGGCTTCCTCGTCGAGAACCTGACCCACGAGCTGACGATCAATGGCAAGCGCGAGAAAGTCGCCTGCCTGAAGATGTACGGCGAAGCCTGCCCGATCTGCGAGCTGTCCGCCCGCTTCTACGACAAGAACTCGCCTGAGTTCAACGAAGAGCTCGGCAAGCAGTTCTATCGCAAGAAGAGCTACATCGGCCAGGTGCTGGTGATCGACTCCCCAGTCGACCACGACGCTGCCCAGCTCGTGAAGCTGATCGACTTCGGTCCGCAGGTCTTCAAGCAGATCCAAGCGGCCTTCCAGTCGGGCGACCTCGACGCGGCTCCGTTCGAACTCAAGGGCGGCTACAACTTCCGTTTCCGCAAGACGGTGACTGGATCAGGCCAGAACTCGTACACGACGTCGAGCTTCGCACCGAAGCAGAGCGACGTGGAAGACGCGGTCCTGGAAGCGATCACGCTGTTCAACCTCTCCGACTATCGCACCGCGAAGACTGAACGGGCCGCTCTCGAAGCGATGCTCGCTGCAGCCCAGACCGGCGGCACGTACGAAGAGAAGGCTCCAGCCTCGGCTCCAGCCCCAGCGGCCAAGCCAGTTCCGGCAGCAGCGGCACCTGCCCCTGCGGCTGAAGCAGCTCCGGCTCCGGCTCCAGCAGCTGAAGTGCCAGCGGCAACGGGCGCCAAGCTCAGCGTCGTTGAACAGCTCCGCGCTCGCGCGGCGGCTGCCAAGGCTGCAGCAGCTGCGACCGCCTAAGCGGTCTTCGTCAACAATGGTCGGGTCCGCAAGGGCCTGACCTTACGTGAGGAGATCCAATGGGACTCGCATTTTTGAAAGACTTCCGGAAGAAGCTCGACAAGATGGAAGACGTCATGACGTCCTTCGATCCGCCGACGTTCTGGTACTCGACCGGAAACTACGCGGTGAACAAGGCCGTGTCTGGCTCGTACACCAAGGGCATTCCACAAGGTCGCATCACCTGTCTGGCTGGCCCATCCGGCGCAGGCAAGTCGTTCGAGCTCTGCAACATCCTTGCAGCCGCACAGAACGAAGCAGGCGCCTTCATCTTGGCTCTCGACTCGGAGAACGCGCTCGATCGCGGGTACATGTCGAAGCTGAACATGAAGCTTGACGAAGACAACTTCCAGTACGCGGGCGTCACGACGTTCTCGCACGTGGTCACGATCGTCTCGGACTTCATCAAGGCGTACACGGCGGCCTATGGGTACGACAACCCAGACGCACCGAAGGTCATCATCGCGTTGGACAGCTTGGACATGCTGCTGACCGACACCGAAGATGAGCACTTCAACAAGGGCGACCAGAAGGGCGACCAAGGTCAACGGGCCAAGCAAGCGAAGCACATGCTCCGCACGCTGGTTTCGCGGATCAAGCGTCTTCCGATGGCGTTCCTCGTGACGCACCAGGTGTACCCGAACAGCGACATGACGAACGGCCTCGGCGCCTGGATCGTGAACAACGCGATCAAGTACAGCGCGTCGCAGATCTTCCTGATCACGAACGGTCGTCTCAAGGAAGAAGGCGTCACCAAGGGCATTCGCATGAAGGTCGAGGCGTACAAGTCGCGGTTCGCGAAGCTTGGCACCAAGGTCGAAGTCGAGGTGCCGTACACCGAGGGCATGAGCAAGTTCAGCGGGCTGTTGGAGCTGCTGGAGGAGAACAAGGTCATCACTGGTGGTCCATGGAAGGGGCTTCAACTCCCAGGCCAAGAGGTCATCAAGTTCCAGGAACGCCACCTGGATGATGCGCTGTTCGCGAAGATCATGTCGCACCCACTCATCGCTGAGGAAGAGAAAAGCGTCCTCGAGCTGATGAACACCACGGCGGAGACTCTGGATGACGGTCCAGACTCCGCTGAAGTTCCCGTGGCCGAAGTGGCCGACAACCGCCCAGCACGCCGTCGCGTTGCTAAGGCATCCTAAGAGGAAAACACCATGTTCCACGCATCCATCACCATCCGCCCTGTCATCGGCGGCTTCGTCGTTCAGTACCCAACGTTCGCTGACGGCGCAACCGAGCCGCAGTACGTCGAGGAAATCGCGACCACGTCGGGCAAGGCCCTGCGCATCGCCAAGGCCGCTGTCGAGGCGTTCAGCCTGGTCACCAAGACCAAGGACGAAGCAGCCGAGTAATCAGCCAGCCCAGTGATCCTGGGCTGATTGTTACGATCTGTGGGGCGTTGTTACAATCAGACGACGCCCCATTCTTGTCTTCGGAGATTCCATGCGCAAGTTCATCAAGCAAAACCCAGGCAACAAGTCTGGCAAGACGTACCCAGAGCGTTCGGCTCGCCAAGCTCTGCACGGCTTCCGTCGTGCCCAAGGCGGCCCAGGCATCACTGAGGGCAAGGATCCTCAGCCGAAGTCGGCATGAAGCTGAACCTCTTCCAGCTCGGACAGACGAATCAGGACCTGCAAGCAGAGCTTCCTGCGTTCTTCGACGCCTGGGAGAAAGAGATCGAGAGCGCCAAGCCAGTCTTCGAGCTGGAAGGCGTTCGTCTTGAGCTGATCGCGCGGAACATTCCGCATCACCAGGTGTTTTACGCGCAGCGAGCGATGGAAGCTCGAGCGGTCGTGAAGTGGCTTGAGGTGCAGAAAGCGAAAGCCGAGTCGCGGTACGTCAAGAACTACAACAACTCCCCTCGCGCCCTTGGCGTGAAGGAACAGTCCCAGTACCTGCAAGGCGAGAAAGAAGTGGTCGAGCTGAACCAGCTGATCATTCAAGCCGCCCTGTACCAGCAGCAGTTCGACGAGATCGTGGAAGCGGTCAAGCAACTCGGCTGGATGGTCGGGAACATCACCAAACTCCGCGTGGCGGAACTACAGGACGCAGTCATCTAATGAGCTTCACCTCACCGTACTCGGTTGGCGAGCTGACCTTCACCGGCGGCGGGCTGAGCCTCGCCCCTTCGTTGCCGCTCATGATGATGGGCTGGGTAAACAACGACCACGACCTGCGCTTTTACGGCATCGAGAACGGCGCCAAGATCGAGGCAACGTTCAAACCAGAGGCCGACATCACGACGATCGAGTTCATGCGCGTTCAGCTGATGGCTGACATGATCATGATCAGCGCTGCGGCGAACAGCCAGCTTGGTCAGGCGTCGGTCAAGCCGATCGAGTATCTTCGCACGCACAACCTCGTGCGGCACTTCGTCTTCAAGGTGATTCCATGATCGTTGAGCACGGTGGTTCGCAGTTCTATCGGCAGATCGGCATTGGCGAGCGCCAGCACGTCCGCTCCGGCCTGCTCGGCATCCTGTTTCCAGACAAGCGGAACCTTGGTGAGCAGATCGCAGGTGCCATGCGTGCGGCTGACACGTTGGGCATGATGCTCCGCGCGCACATCAGCATCGCTCCTGAGCAGAACGCGATCCACAAGCTGATGCACCTGAACGCGTGGCACCAGCTCGAGGAGTACTCGATGCTCGAGCGGTCGGAGTTCGATCGGATCGCCAAGAACTGCGACATCGTCGTGACTGGCGTCGGCGAGAACGTCCGTCAGGCCGTTGAGCTCGGCATCCTGGAGATCTGGGCGAAGTCAGGCGGTCGGTTCCTGCAAGGCAATCACCGTGGGTTGACTGAAGAGCAGCTCAAGTACACGCACCCCGAGTTCTTCCACAGCACCGACAAGTTCTGGAGCACGTGGAATGACTAAGTTTACAACGCGAGATGGTGCTCTGGCTGAAGAGCTGTTCAGGGTGTATTGCCACCGAAAGAAGATCAAGCTCACGCGCATCTTGGAGCGCGCAGAAGAACGCACACCAGACTTTCACATTCGTATGCATGGGCTGGATATCTATGCAGAGGTCAAGCAGATCTCGATGACCGCACGAGACGAGGCATATTACGACGAAGTTCGGCGCAACAGCGACGCGTGGGCTGCACTTTGGGAACGGCGGGAGGCTGGAGAACTCACGCAAGAGCAGTACGCCGAGCAGGTCCAGCGGCATGTCGTTGTGTATGGAAGGGAAGGACCTGAGATCGGCAAACGCACCCATGCGACGATTCGTCAAACTGACCAGCTTACTAAGGGTGCACACAACCTGATGGTCATTTACGACGCGACCGGACGCGGGTGGACAGATCCGCACGCCGTGACAACTGCACTGTTCGGGAACAAGGTGTTGCGCATTCCCGTGCATCCAGTCAACGGGGCAGATATGGATGCTGCAACCTGGGGGTTCACCCACAAGGGTACCATTTTCAATTCAAAGGCTAGGTCTCGGATCGGTGCGGTGATGGCACTTTACGCTTCCTACGAGCCTGGGAACTCAATCATCACGCCTAAGGGTCTTAGCGCGACGATGTATCCGAATCCGTGGCCTCTCCAGGAAATCCCGCTGAAAACCCTGCGCAAGCTTGGAACCATCACAAAGGCGTACGTATGAAGGTCGCGCACATCACCGTGCGTGACGAGGTGTGGATGTCGGTGTCTGGCATCTCAACCGCCGAGCACGAGTTCTTCTGGAACAAGTACGGCATCGAGGTCGAGGGCTCGTTCTTCATGCCAGCTCGCAAGCTCGGCCGCTGGGACGGCAAGCACCGGTTCTACGAGAAAACTGGCAAGGTGTTCCTGCGCTTCCTCGAAGAGATCGTGCCGTTCCTCGACAAGTGGGGCTACGAGATCGAGCTCCATGACGAGCGCCGTCCTGTGCCGCTGATCCAAGGTCGGCTGACGGCTGAGTGGTTCCACGGCCGCACTGAGGTCAAGATCGACATGCGACCGTACCAGGTTGAGGCCGTGAACAAAGCGCTCGAGGCCGGTTCCGGCATGATCATCGCCGCAACTGGTGCTGGCAAGACGCTGATGGTCGCTGGCATGTGCGCGGTGATGGGCGAGGAAGGGCTCCGCACGATCACGATCGTGCCGTCATCCGACCTGGTCGAGCAGACCGCGAACACGTTCCGCCTGTGCAACCTCGATCCTGGCGTGTACAGCGGCGCGACCAAGGACGTGCACCACACGCACGTGATCGCGACCTGGCAGGCCTTGCAGAACAATCCAGCGGTCGTCGAGGCGTTCCAGTGCGTGATCGTCGACGAGGCGCACGGCGCTTCAGCCAAGACGATCGGTGAGCTGATCACCGCGCACGGCAAGCACATTGGGTACCGCTTCGGCTTCACTGGCACGCTGCCAAAGCCAGCCGTCGACCAGTGCACGCTGCGCGGCTCAATTGGTGAGGTGCTGTACGAGATCAGTGCGGCTGACCTGATTAGGATGGGGTACCTGGCCGAGCTGGAGATCGAGCCAGTTGAGATCCAAGAGAAGGCCGAAGAAGAGTTCCCAGATTACGGCGCCGAGAAGGCGTACGTCGCTCGCCAGCCAGATCGCCTGGACTTCATCGCCGACCTGATCATCGACCGTGGCTCCAAGTTCGGGAACACGCTGGTGCTGGTGAACACGATCAAGCAAGGGCAGCAGCTCCAGAAACTGATCAAGGACTCCGTGTTCCTGCAAGGCGCCACCGAGAACGAGGTGCGAGCCGAGTGGTACGGCACGTTCGCCACGCGTGACGACCTGATCGTGATCGCTACGTCAGGCATCGCCTCAACCGGCATCTCGATCGACCGCGTGTTCAACCTGATGCTGATCGACGCTGGCAAGTCGTTCATTAAGTGCATCCAGTCAATTGGTCGTGGCCTGCGCAAGGCGCACGACAAGGACCGCGTTCACGTGTGCGACGTGTACAGCGGCCTGAAGTGGGGCAAGAAGCACGCCCGCGAACGCAAGCGTTTTTACACCGAGGCCGGATACCCCGTGAGGAAGGCTGTGAAAGTCAAGCTGACGTGAAACACCAGCCCTTCATTGGTCCCTTCTTGATGATCCTATCTTTCTTGCTGCTCAACCAAGAGAGTTGGTAATCAAGATCGTGATCGCGGCAGAACTCACGAAGGTTGTTGATGCGCTCTGTCTTTCCAGAAGGGTGCAGCACGTCAAACGGTTTAGCCTTCGAGCGAGCGTGGTTGGCGCTGATCTTGGCTGCGTGTTCTTTGGTGAGAGGGCGACCAGTGAGAGCCGCTCGCATTTTCTCGACCGCTTCTTTCGGTTGTGGCCTGCCTTTGAGCGCTTTGCTGATGTTGTCTCGCCATTGTTGATCACGCTCTTGCATCGCCATCTTTCGGGCGGCATGATACCAATGGGAGTTTGTCTTGTGTCGAGCGTGAGACGATGAATGACAGAGTGCCATGTACGAGAACGCATGGCGCATTCGAATGAGGGCGGTGCCAGTCGTCATTCGTGTCAGAAGTAGGTGGCAAAGGAAGTGCTCACGAGCTGTGAGCAAGACCTTGTTCTCGTCAGTGTCTGGGCCGTCAAGGGCTGTTGGAATGATATGATGTTCTTCAAAGTAACCTTCGAGAACCCGCTTGTCAAGTCCGCGAACCTGAGCGTTCAGTACAATGGCGAGATAGATCGAGGTATAGCGGTTGTTCTGGAACATGGAATGGCCTTGGCTTCATTATAGTATTTAGCGGAGACGGAAATGACATTCACTTTCAATCAGGAAGTTCGCCTGAAGCACATTCCAAACGTGGCTTTCCAAAAGACGTCACTCGGACATGAGGTCTGGTTGGAGGACGGGTTCAACATTCCTGTTGGTGGTGACTTTAGGTTGCTTGACAGCATGGATTTGGTTGGGCCTGGAGTAGACTTCAAGGCAACAGTTCAACGACTTGCAGTGGATGGTCGTGTTCTTGTTCACTTCGGAGTGACGAATACGCAAACTCTTTTCCTGGTAGATGCCTTTGCATTGGTTCATCCCAGCGATCTGGAAGCAGCATGAAAGACATCGCGTACATCTCCGCGCCGATCTTGAAGGCTGACGTGCCGAACAGCAACGGTCGCATCTACCCTCTCGCCGCCCTCGAGAACTGCATCGCCGAAGAGGCGAAGCGCAAGCCACTCCTCGGCGTCATCGGTATGGACGAGGGCCTCTCGATCAGCCTCGATAAGGTGTCTCACATCGCTGAGAATCTGCGCATCGAGGGTGACACCCTTGTCGCCGACATTCGTGTCGTCAATACGCCGGCCGGAAACCAGCTCATCGAGTTGTACAAGTCCGGTCTCATCACCTTCCGTTCGTCGGGCTTCGGCAAGATCGGTGCCGATGGCAAGACCATCACCGACTTCGAACCAATCTCCATCAACGCAGTTTACGACGGCGCCGAACTATGATCATCCTGAACGAAATCAATCGCCCGTACATCGTCGACAGCCTCACCGCGCCGATCGTGCTTCGCCACCACTGGATCTTCAACGCCCAGCAGCTGGACTTCATGCTGAACGAGATCACGTACCTCGAGGAAACGGTCGGCCCGACGGTCACCCTCCAGATCGCGGACTCCGAAGTCAAGGTTCCGGGTGCGTGGTCAGTGCTGATCGTCGACATGGAGACGTACACGATCGACGCGATCCCAGCGACGGCTTGCGCCGCGTTCGAGCACCACGCGTTCGTGTTCTCGCCTGACGACGGCAAGCTCATCACCGCCCCGATCCGCGTGATCGCCTGGGAACCCAAAGGCTCGTGCATCTACCCAGCCATCGACAAGGCCCAGGCCCTGGTTCACAGCATCTCACCTGGCGTTTCACACGGTAAAATCGTGCCGCGTGGTGTCGTCGTTGGGCCAAACGATTTGTACAGGTACATCTCTGGGAAAACAGTCGGTGACATCCTCGGGTAATCAGGGCATCTACGCCATCAGTGGCCCTGGCGGGCAGAGGTACATTGGTAGCTCGACACGCCTGAAGCGCCGGCTGCGCGACCACAAACGCGCGCTGAGCAGGGGCATTCACCACTGCTCGCATCTTCAACGAGCTTGGGATAGACACGGCGAGCCGCAGTTCACCTTCGAGATCGTGGAGCTGGTGGAAGAGCGTAGCTCGCTACTCGATCGCGAGCAGCACTGGCTCGACCAGACACCCGATAGGTACAACTCGTCGCCGACTGCTGCGAGCCCGCTCGGTTTCAAGCAGACAGAGGAAGCGAAGCAGAAAATCAGGATTGCCCTGACGGGCAAGTCAAAGAGCGTTGAACATGTGGCGGCGCTTTCTGCGAGCTTGACTATTCGGATGCGGGGTGAGACAGAGATGAAGGCGAAGTTCGCACGCAATCGTCTCGGAACGAAGCAGACTCCAGAGCAGATCGCGAAGCGGGTCGAAGCCACCCGACGTTCCAGATCGCGACACACCCCGGAACAGCGCCTGGAGATCGCCGCCAAGCGATCGGCCACCATCGGTGGCAAGACGGTCGGAGACATTCTCGGCTGACCGAGCGTCGTAAATAGGCTCCACACACAGGAGCCGAACATGCCTTACTCGCCAGCCTTTGACGCCGCCCTCAACCACGCCATGCTTTACGAAGTCGGTGGCTTCTGGAACTTGAACACACCAGGAGTTCGTGAGGGCCTGATCGAGACCAAGGAACAACGCAAGGCTTGCGGGTACGTGAACGACCCGCTGGACATGGGCGGTGAGACCAAGTACGGTGTCGCCAAGAACGCGAACCCTGACCTGGACATCCACACCCTGGACTGGGAAGCGGCAGCTCGCGTGTATTTCAAGCGGTACTGGATTGCTGGCGACTGCCAAGACATGCCAGGCCGCGTGGCGGTGCTGCACTTCGACGGCTGCGTCAACCACGGCATCGGTCGTGCGGCGAAGTTCATGCAACGTGCCGCTGGTGTTACCGATGACGGTGACATCGGGCCAGCAACCCTGAAGGCCATCAAGGCCAAGGACGAATTCGTGCTCTGCAAGGCAGTGTGCGACCAGCGTGAGGCGTTCTATCGCCAGATCGTAGCGAACAAGCCTGAACAGGCTCGGTTCCTGAATGGATGGCTCCGCCGCATCAACGAGATGCGTGCGTTCGTCATCGACCCAACCAAGACCTTCGCCTAACCGCGACCCCGAACACGACTCAACTGGTCGCACGCGCGTCTGGTTGTTACAATCGTCTCTCCTTCAAGAAGAAAGTATCCATTCCCATGCACGTCATCAAGCGAGATGGCTCCAAAGTTCCATTCGATCTGGCCAAGTGGCAGGCCCAGATCGCCAAGGTGTGTGAAGGCGTTGCGGACGTCTCACCGTCCATGATCGAGATCGCCGCTAAGGCGCAGTTCCGCGATGAGATGACGACCTCAGAGCTTGATGAGATCGCCCTGAAGTCGATGATCAACCTGATCGACGAGGAAGAGCACCCAGACATCGGGAACGTGAACTACCAGTACGTGGCTGGCAAGCAACGGCTGACCATGCTCCGCAAGGACGTGTTCGGTTCGTACCAACCGCCACGCCTGTACGACGTCGTGAAGTCGAACGTGGAGCACAAGCTGTACACGCCCGACCTGCTGACGTGGTACAGCGAGGAAGAGTGGGACGAGCTGCAGAAGCACATCGACCACGACAAGGACGAGCTCCTCCCGTACGCCGCCATCGACCAGCTGGTCGAGAAGTACCTGATCCGAAATCGCAGCACTGGCCTGATGGTCGAGACGCCGCAGATCCGGTACATGGTCGCCGCGGCCACGATGTTCCATGCTGAGAAGAAAGACCGCATCAAGTGGGTCAAGGACTTCTACCACGCGGCCTCTGACGGCATGTTCACGATGGCCACGCCCGTGTTGGCTGGCCTCGGCACGAAGACCAAGCAGTTCAGCTCGTGCGTCCTCATCAAGACCGACGACTCGCTCAAGAGCATCTTCGCCACTGGCCAGATCATGGCCGATTACGCGTCCAAGCGTGCTGGCATCGGCCTGGAGATCGGTCGCATGCGACCGCTCGGCGCCAGCATTCGCGATGGCGAAGTGATGCACACCGGCATCGTTCCGTTCCTGAAGAAGTGGTTCGCCGATCTGCGTTCGTGCTCGCAAGGCGGCATCCGCAATGCCAGCGCGACGGTGAACATGCCGATCTGGCACTACCAGTTCGACGATTACATCGTCCTCAAGAACAACAAGGGCGTCGAAGAGAACCGTGTCCGTCAGATGGACTACTGCGTCGTGCTCTCGAAGTTCTTCTGGCGTCGGTTCAAGAACAAGGGCACCATCACGTTTTTCGATCCGAACCAGGTCCCCGATCTGTACGAGTCGTTCTACCGGAACGACGCCAAGTTCGAAGAGCTGTACGTCAAGTACGAGAAGCGCAAGGACCTGCGCACCAAGACGCTGCCAGCTGAAGAGGTGTTCAAGCAGCTCCTTACCGAGCGCGTCGAGACGGGTCGCATCTACCTCCTGAACATCGACAACGTCTCGAATCAGGGGCCGTTCGATACGGAAATTCACCCGATTTACCAGACGAATCTCTGCACGGAGATCATGCAACACACGCGGCCGTTCCAGTCCGTTGAGGACCCAGACGGCCGTATTGCGCTCTGCACGCTCGGTTCCATGAACTGGGGCGCAGTGCGCCACCCAGAAGAGATGCGTCGCCCACTGCGGCTGCTCCAACGCGGCCTGCACAACTTGCTGCAGTACCAGGACTTCCTGTCGGTTCACAGCGAGCTGCACAACAAGGAGTTCGAACCGCTCGGCATCGGCATCACGAACCTCGCGTACTGGCACGCCAAGCGCAAGCTGAAGTACGGCGAGACCGAAGCGCTGGCTGAAGTGAAGCGCTGGATCGAGCACCAAGCGTTTTACCTGACCGAGATGAGCGTCGAGCTCGCCAAGGAAAAGGGCGCCTGCACCGAGAGCCCGAACACGTGGTACGGCAAGGGCGTCTTCCCATGGGAGCGCCGTGCCAAAGGCTCGAACGAGCTGACCGACTTCACGCCAAGCGAGGACCTCGATTGGGAAGGTCTGCGCGAGAAGATGCTGAAGTACGGCGTGCGCAATGCGACCACCATGGCGATCGCGCCAGTCGAGTCGTCGTCTGTCGTGCTGAACAGCACGAATGGCGTGAACCTCGTCAAGCAGTTGATCATCATCAAGGGCTCCAAGGCCGGTGACTTCGTGCAGGTCGCGCCAGAGTACAAGAAGCTGAAGGCGCACTACCAGTTGCTGTGGGAACAGCCAGACTGCCTGCCGTACCTGATGACGGTTGCGGTGCTGCAAGTGTACGTGGACCAAGGCATCTCGGCCGACACGTACTACTCGCCACGGTACTTCCCAGACGGCAAGGTTGACATCAACCTCGTCGCGAAGAACCAGATGCTGTTCCACCACTGGGGTGGCAAGTCGAATTACTATCACCTGGTTGAGAAGCAAGCGGCGATGGAGAGCGTCAAGGAAGACGCCCCAGTGTTCCAAGAGCTGCCGACGCTGGCCGAACCAACCGAAGACGAGTACTGTGAGAGCTGCGTGCTATGAGTGACTTCACCAAACAGCCGAACTACGGCAAGCGTCGGATGTTCCTTGACCCTGCTGGTGCGGTGAGCATCCAGCGGTACGACGACTTCGCGTACCCAAAGCAGGACAAGTTCGTCAAGACGCAGCGTGGCGCGATCTGGGTTCCAGACGAGGTCACGATGACCAAGGACAAGATCGACTTCACCAAGGCGGACGACGCCACGAAGTTCATCTTCACGCAGAACCTGCTTCGCCAGACCGCCCTCGATTCCGTTCAGGGTCGGATGCCAGTTGCGGTGTTCACGCCAGTCGCCTCCATTCCGGAGACCGAGGCATGGGCGCTGTGGTGGTCGGCGTTCGAGCAGATTCACAGCGAGTCGTACAGCCACATCGTGCGGAACATCTACAACATGCCGCAAGAGCAGTTCAACGCGATCCACGACACGTCTGAGATCATGGGCATGTTGTCGAACGTCGGCAAGTACTACAACGATCTGCACGTGCTGAACTGCAAGAAAGCGCTGTACGAGCAAGCAGTTCTTGACAACCAGCCTGAGGTCGTTCTCCAATGGCTGCGCGTCGCGGAGTACGAGCACATCAAGGCCGTTTGGTTGGCCCTGAACGCCTCCTACGCCCTCGAAGCGATCCGCTTCATGGTCAGCTTCAGCACCTCGCTCGGCATGGTCGAGAACAAGATCTTCATGGGCAGCGGGAACGTGATCGCCCTGATTCTGGCGGACGAGCTGCTGCACACCGACGCGACCGCATGGCAGATCAACACGAACGCGAAGGACGATCCTCGCTTCCGCCAAGCCAAGATCGACTGCGCCGAGGAAGTGTACGCCATGTACATGAGTGTCATTGCCGAAGAGAAGGCGTGGGCTGACCACATCTTCCAGAAGGGCACCGTCCTCGGCCTGAACGCCGCAATCATGAAGTCGTTCGTCGACTTCACGGCCCAACACCGCCTCAAGGACATCGGCATCAAGTACGACGCTGGTGTCAAGAGCACCCCGCTTCCGTGGTTCAACAAGCACCTGAACACGAACAAGAAGCAGACCGCGCTCCAAGAGAACGAGAGCGTGTCGTACGTCGTCGGAGCCATGACGTCCGAGATCTACTACGACCAGCTCCCAGACCTATAAGGACATCCATGGCTAACCTCCAAACTTTTGGCGTCCCTGGTGTCGGCTCCGGCATTCTGCACCCGAAGATGTCTAACCGGTTCGGTGTGTACTTCACGTGCGCCTCAACCCTGCCTGCGGAGCTGGTCACCAAGCTGCTCAGCGCCTTGAGCATGCAGACGGTAGCCGTTGAGCTGCCAATCCAGACGTTCCGCCCGCCGTTCAGCGGCCCAAGCCGCAAGTCGTTCAAGAGCATCGGCACGAAGAACGGCCTGAAGATTAGGTTCCAAGACGATGTCACGAACCACGTTGCCTCGGCCCTGGACTTCCTGGCGAACCACGCCACTGACCTCACCGTCCTGGTGGCCAAGCTTGATGGTGATGAGGGTGTCACCGAGGCGTACCTGTTCGGCCGCGTTCGGATGGACAGCGTCGAGCACTCGGCCCTCGACTACGCCTGCACCGGCTTCACCCAAGGCTCGATCCACGGGCATCTCGTCTCGGCCGATGGCACAGAGACGGCGGTGTTTGACGCGACAACGAACACTCCAAAACACCAGAACAGCCTGCAAGAGCGGGCTGTCACCTTCATTCCCGACTATGCCCAGCACGCGTTCTTCTCTGGCTCGTCGGCCGTCTCAATCTCCGACCTACTCAAGGAAATCTGATGCTCACCATTTACTCAAAACCAGCCTGCCCATTCTGTGACCATGCCAAGGCGCTGGCCACCTCAGTCGGCCTGCAGTACCGTGAGGTCATCCTCGACGTCGAGCAGCCGAAGCTGGCAGGGCAGACATACATCACCAAGGCCGAGCTGCTGGAACTGATCCCGACGGCGCGGACGATGCCACAGATCATGAACGGCACCGACGAGTACATCGGCGGGTACACGGAACTGAAGAAGTGGGTAGCTGGGAAGGACGCACTAGCGGCGTGATACTACCGGCATTAGGTGGCGAATAGCGTTTCGAAGGACTCTGAGGAGTCCTTCGGTCGTTTCCGGGGTCAACGACCTAAATAGTTCGAACACTCTGGAGCCCTATCTTGGCCGACGCTGCCACCACTACCACAACGACCGCCACCGTCTTTGACACGGCAAAACCCATCGTTTTGCCGTCTTTGCAATCAGTGACCTCAATGGTCGTTGAGGTTGGCGGGCTGCACTTTAATTTGATGGCGATTGTCCTGGCATTTGTCGGCGCGCTGTTAATGATCTTGTTCTGGCGCATCCAATCCTCAGAGAAGCTGGACTTTGCTGACATGATCACCAAAGACGGTCGGGCCGTTAGCCTTACCAAGGTGCTGCAGTTGATCGGGGGCATCACCTCTACCTGGATCATGATCAAGCTGACCTTGACGGGCGGGCTGACTGAAGCATTGTTCGGCTTGTACTTGACGTACGTCGGCGCGATCGAAGGGTACTCCAAGTACGTCTCTGCCAAATATGGCTACACTGAGAAGTCCGTCAAGGACGCTGATCCAACTAAGTAAGGCTCATCATGCGCATCAACTTCCGCCAAGGTCTCCTCTCGTTCCAAAAGGACTCAGGTTCACCTGTGTACCTACAGCCGGCTCTGACCCCAGGGTTCATCACGCACGTGATCTCCCCAATCCCAACCGCCGTGACGTTTGCACACGGAGATGCCGACTACCTACAAACGTTTGATGACACCGTCACCAACGCCTGGGGCCCAGTGCTGCCAGGGGTCTCAAATTACCTCTACTGGGACGTTGACCTACTGACATCTGATGTCACCCGCGGGATCACCACACTGATCCCGATTTCATCCCTGACGACTCCGGTTTCCCCAGTCAATGATCAACACTGGTTTGATCTGACAACGAACACGATGCGAGTTTGGAGCCAAGCCAAGAATCGTTGGCAACCTAAGGTCAGGGTGTTTGCCGGCACGGTGGTGAACGGGAACACGAATGTCATCACGATGTTCAGCGAAGGGTCACAGGTTGGTTTGGTTGGCCCATCCAACCCTGGGTACATCATGCTGGACAGCCAGCTGCAACCACTGCGCACCTCAACTGGAGCCTTTCTAACTGACGATGGCGCGGTCCGTGTTCGCTCGACAGTTGGTACGTCTGGTGTGCTCGTCCAGCCGGCAAACCGCGTAGTTCCGGTCCGAGCCGGCGAGTCAATTCCCGCAATGTCGCTGGTGTACTTCTCCGGCGCCGACACAGTTCGCCTGGCTTCATCTAACCCGGCCCTACTCCCAGCGCGCATCCCAATGGGGGTCATCACGGAGCCTCTAGTTTCTGGTGATGTTGGAAACCTTGTGCCGTTTGGCGAGATCACGTACGACCAATGGGATTGGTCAGCAAGCCCTGGCGCGCCACTGTACTGTGGTGATGCTGGTGAGATCACCCTGGCCCGCCCACAAGGGCTGCTGGCATACCGCGTTGGCTTCGTGAAGAACAAAACGACGGTCCTCCTAATGGTGGACGCTGAGACGTACCCGCAAGTGTACAGCGCCTCGGCCGCCCAACTTCTGGTGCATGGCACGACGCCTGTGACCGTCACCGATGTGGTGAATGGACTTGGCGAGCGGGTTGTCACGATTGGAGTTCCAAACTCTACCGCCCTCACGCCCGGGCTGATGACCGCCGCGCAGTTCACACAACTTGGCCAGCACGAGACACGCATCACCTCGGCCGAGGTGAACATCGCCACGCTCCAGGTCACCAAGGCGAACGTGATTCACACGCACCCAATCGCTGACGTGCTGCTGTTGCAGCCAGCGTTGGACACGCTGACGGCTTCTCTGCTAGCCAAGGCCGACAAGGTAGTTGGCGCAGTGAGCGGCCACCTCGCCGCGTTGAACTCGGCTGGGAATCTGACGGACAGCGGGTACGCCCCATCGGCCTTCGCGTTGGTGGCGCACACGCACACGATCCCCGACGTGATCGGACTGCAGACTGCTCTTGATCAGCGAGCGCTCAGAAACCACCTGAATGCGTTCAACGAGGTCTTCCAAGGGGTGAACCGCGCCGGCAGCACAGACGTCGGCGTTGGCCTTGATCTCAATGCGGTCTTGTTGCTCAAGTCTGACGTTGGACACTTGCACGCCATTGCCGATGTAACTGGGTTGGTTGCCGCGCTGAACAACAAGATCGACGTTGGCACGAACTTCCCAATCTCGCAGATCATCAACCTGCAGACTGAGTTGAACAACCGCGCGCTTGTGTCGCACACGCACGTCCCAGCCGCCATTCTTGGCGGGACGAACGGGTATGTGGTGATGTCGAACGGTACGAACGGGTACTGGGCGCCTCTCCCACCTAGCAGTGGCGTGAACATTCTGGACGATTTGGCTGACGTCACGATCACGGCGCCAACAGTTGGTCAGATTCTCCGGTACACCTCGTACGGTTGGGTGAACTCAGATGAAACGGTTGCAGCGGCGTACGTGCCGTTGCTGCCGACCACCACAGTGTCACTCGGTACGGTTTTGGCATAAGGACGAACAATGTCTGATCATACTCTTGCTCTAGCCGACAACGCGACTCGCGTTCGAATTGTCACGCCAAACGCGAACAGTCAGTTCACGGTAGGTGTAGGTGATCCAGCGCTCGCCTGGCTGCCTGGCACCTTCATTGAGATCCTGAACGCTACGGCGGACAGCCTCGTGACCTTGGTGCCAGAAGGCCTCGCAACGCTGAACTTCTTTGAGGGCGACATTCTAACCCCAGGGCAGTACGCTCGTGTGACGCTGAACGATCAGGGCGAGTGGGACGTGCACACTCACACTCACTCGATCCACAAGCCACGACCACTGACAACGTACGCCATTCCGGCGTCAACGATGGATTTTGGGTCTTCGCTGCATCACAACATGCACGTGCGAGCGACCTCCACCGTGCCAAATACGATCACAGTTCGGCCAGACTCGTTTTTCACCGGTACACAGGCTTATTGGGAACAGGGTGGCGATCCAGCCGCCCCAGGCCCAATGCCGATCGGTGGCTCAGCGCTGTTCGGGGTGCACGGCCTCGGCGCAGTAACGTTTGTGGCCGCCCCAGGAGTCACGATCAACTACCCTGACACCCTTGTGATGAGCAAGTTGCACGCTAAGTGCACGCTGGTCAAGGTTGCCGCCAACACTTGGGACCTTGAAGGTCACCTCGACGCCGTCTAAGGAACAACATGTCACTCATCTTTTCTCCTCAAACCCGTACCCTCGTTGCTGGATCTTTGCTGCGCAGCATGTCAACGTATGTGCTGTACAGCGGGCCAAATGCACCAGTGCAGTGGTCAGTGACAGTGTTCGGCGGAGCGCAACCAACGGCCGCGGCCATCGCCGCCGATTGGACCCAGTACAATGCTTCACCAAACATGTTGGTGCACTTTACCAATCCTTCATTCTACCTCGTGCAGCCAGGTAACATGCTGCAGATGTCCACCGCACCGACACCAAAGAACGCCATGAATACTGGCATCGCTACGTGGGCAATCATTTGGGGCGGAACTAACGGGCCGGCTCCCGTAACTGACGTTGCGATCGTCGATACTCCTCTCCCACGCACAAGATTCATGGTGGTTCCTGTCAGTGACTCGATTGGCAACGGTGTCGTTCGCCTTGACAGCACCTCTCTCACTGTCGGAGTACCGGCGGCGATTGGTGACGTAACTCTTGGCTTCAACCTCTAAGGAACGATGATGGCAACTATTGACATGTCCCCTGACCTCTCCTTGAACTTTAATTACACGTTCATGGACAACGGAAACAACACCGGCTATGCGACTGCGTATGCTACTGGCGGGGTTCCGCTGCGCGGCATGCTTTGCATGCACGCGCAATCCGATGGTGAAATTGGCGGGCGCTTTTTGTTGATGCAGGGAGCCGTTCCAACTATCGCTGATCTGCTTCCGGGAGCGCCAATGGCGCTCTCAGTTGGGGCTCGGGCGGCCGACATCCTGGTAAAATGGGACAGCACGTATTGGTCGAGCACGAACAGCGCCAATGATTTCGGCCAGTCGCGTACAAATGTGAACCCAATCATCCTGTCATCGCTGTATGTCAATGCAAGTCAGGCCGGCACTGCCACCTGGTTCTGGTGGTTCAACCAACGTTTCGCCGGCGGGTCGGCGTACGTGAACGATGCCTTACACCCGCCCATCTCGTCAATCATTGGCACGGTCGGAGGGGCCGGCTCTGGCGCCGATTTGGAACTTCCAAGCACGGCCATCACTTTGGGGCAACCGGTCCGCGTATACAACTTCCGCCTGCAGACACCAACCTCCTGGACGTACTAACATGTTCGGCGCCATCGTCGGAATTCTCAGCAGTCGGAATCTTTCGGCTGCATTTGACCTGTTGAATATCCGTGTTGATAATGCGGGCGGGATGACTGGTATCAACCTGCTGCCACTGCTAGTTGACGAGGCTGCGGGGTTGGCGGGGCCGCTCGCGGCCCTTAACACGGTGATCACAAACGCACCTGGGTTGTACGCACCAGTAGCGTTCAGTCTCCCGTACTCAATGATCGGTAACATTGCAAGTACCCCAATTGACCCGTACTTCACGAATGTCGATTTGCTCTTGCACATGGATCGTGAAAATGGATCTTTGGCGGTGCTTGACAGCAGTTTGTATCAACGCTCTGTCACCTTCATTGGCGGCGCGGCGCTTAGTACC